ATTTATAACCAAAACGTAACCATGGCAATAACCGATGTTGATGTAAGTGATATCGCAGGATATATATCAAAAGGAACTCTTGGTAGTTCTAATGCAAGCCTTGCAGTTTTAGCACAATTAGAAGGTAATGGTGCTTTAACTAATTTCTATACAGATTTTAACCAAAATAGTATTGGATATAAATTGGGTGTAGCAGTTGGTTCTGATTTAGATAGTAATATATTTGCTTCATTTAAATTCGATCCATACTATATAGATCCAGAACAACTTCCTATTGATTTATATGATTCTACTTCAAATTCAGATTGTGCTATAATATTTAATAATGATGGTAGTGATACAACTAGTGGTACAAAAGGAACACTTTCTGGGGATTTGACTTTTACTAGAACAACTGGTACTAGTGATGGTGGGTACATAGCCCCAGGATCTGACAATACTTCTAATAATGTAGCATGGCCCAAACCTACTAAATCAGGTACTGATTATGAAACTGTAGGAAGTAGTAATTCAGGAAAAACTTTTTGTTTTTGGTATAAACCTAGAACTGAACAACCAAGTGCTTTTGCTTATATGATTGCTGATAATCAACTAACTACAGGTAGATACTCAGGAGTTATTATTCAACGACCTTCAAATAGAAATTTAGCATTTACTATTTTAGTAGGTACTAATGGTGGTGGTACATCATCTAGTAATAGAAGAAGTCACTTAGGAGTAAATGATTCTTTAGCAGCTGAGGAATGGCAATTTATTGTAGTAAGGGTAAAAGAAGGGACTAATTCTCAAGGTGTTTTTAATAATTATGTAAATATTACTACTGCAGGAGCTGGGTCTAGAAGTCAAACTAATGATGGTATATCTGGAACTTCAGGTTCAGGAAATACTCTTGGGTATAATACATCTACTTCAGCTACAATGAGATGGTTTGATAGTGGGAATGGATCAGGTGCTACAGAAGATCAAATAGGAATGATGTGGGTACTACCCTTTGGATTGGCCGCTACTAGTGGGTATCTTGATGATATATACGATGCTACTAAGCAACTTTACGGAGGATAATTAATGAAAAAAAAATTTACAAAAACATTTACATGGGTGCAATGGGTAATAATGATAATTAGCTATTTGTTAATTTTTAGTATTGTCTATAAAAAAATTATATTATGAGTGATACTTGGATTGATAGAGATGAATTTATAGCTGGTCAAGAATGGAAATGGGATCCTAATGATAGTGATCATTGGGTATTTCGTTCTAGTGATAATAAAATTATACAGTATAATGGAGATGATGAAGTAGGAGAGGTATCTGAATTAGGGGCTACTACTTTTACTTATGAATTACTAGGAGAAGTAAATTCTTCGCTGTATACAGATCTATCTCAATATAATATATAAAAGCTTTTGTTTTCCTGCGCATTCTATTTGGTTCCCCGAAATATCTTTCGTATATTTACGGGGTAAATAAGGATAAATTATAATAATAAAGGTTATGACAAAGCAAGAAGTTAAAAGTTTTAGAGGTGATTTTCAACAAGCAGTAGCTCAACTAGAAACTCAGTATGGTGTACGAATTAGTTTAGGTACTATTCGTTTTGATGAGAATGGTTTAAGAGCTAAAATGGAAGCCGTTAAAGGTGATGCAGTTGAAGTTTTTGATAAGGATGATTTTGTAGTAGGTGAAACTGTTAAAATTAACCATAAGAAAGTTGATTCAAACGATCAATTTAGAATTGTAAAAATTAATTCTAAGAATGTGGTTGTTGAAAAAATCAATGTTGGAGATGGTAGAATAGCAGGAACGATTAGAGTTTCTCCAAGTTTATTGGTAAAAATCGAAAAGTAATTCACAGGAGACTTGGTTCCCCAAAGAATTGTTCGTATATTCACGGTATAATAATAATAAATAATAGGTTATGATTTTAAGTAAAAATGAGTTAAGTAAAAATGAGTTTATTGGAAAAGAAGAGATAAAAGTTCTCGCTCCATCTGTTTTTACTAAAGAAAGAAATGCAAATACAACTACTGAGCATTATGTTCATATTCCAACCGAAAAGGTTATTGATGATATGGCTACACTTGGTTGGAATGTAGTAGATGCTAAGCAAGTTGCAGCTCGAGAAAATGTAGGTTACCAACAACATATGGTTGTATTTGGTAATAATGATTTAGTTGTAGAAGGTCAAGATGGAGATACTGTGATGCCTCGTATCTTAATGACTAATTCACACGATGGNAAAAACAGTTTCAAATTTCAGGCTGGTTTGTATCGTTTTGTTTGTTCAAATGGTTTGGTTATTGCAGATGCTGAATTTGCAAGTATGAAGATTCGCCACATGGGTTATGATCTTAGTGAATTAACTACAGTAATTAATGAAATGGTTGAAAAATTACCATTAACTGTAGAATGTATGAATAAGCTCAAAGCTAAAATATTAAGTGAGGAAGAAAAAGTAGCATTTGCTAAAGAAGCTCTTCAAACTCGTATAAGCGAAAAGCAACTTTCAACATATACTACAGAAGATATTATGGAGCTTCTAGAACCAACTCGTGAAGAGGATAATGGAGATGATATGTGGAGTGTTTATAACATAGTCCAGGAAAAAGTAATTCATGGGATGTTTGATATGTATGGTGTGAGCGGGAAAGTAAGAAAAGCTCGTAAAATCAAAAATTTCAAACAAGATACTAAGGTTAATCAAGAATTATATAATTTAGCTCTTAACTATGCGTAATATATTAGTTTGTTTATTGTTGTTAATTACATTGGTGGGATGTGAAGTCGAAACGGCTTCATACCCCTACCCATGTATTGATGGAAATTGTGAATCCGAGTTTACAATTGATACTATTGTCTCACCTGGTAGCTATTTAGGTGCAGATGGATATTGGAGNGTGAAATTCAGCGAATTAAATTATTTCACTATACAGGGGCGTACCGATGAGCTAGTCGACCGCTACGTGTTAAATAAAGTACCACTCATCGAAACACAATTCGATTCTGACTATTGGGTGATATTTGATACGTTATCATGGACTAGTCCTATGTATTCGGTTTTGAGTTGGTTCTCCGATAAAGAATACCAAAACCCAATCGCTATTGGTAATCTTACATATACATTAGAGGATATAGCCGATCTACATCCACCGATGAATATAGCGGGATACCAAATCCCTAAACACTTTTGTTTAGAATGCCCGTATGCACCCACCCTGCTTGCTACTTATAGTAAATACAATTACTTACCTCGCCAACAAATTTTCTGCGATGATGANATGATTGGGGATACCGCAAGGATCTTTATAAAAACTGTCTTCAACACGGATGTAGGTATGCGTGTGGAGAATGAGCACGAGATAAAAGTTATATTCGAATAATGCCCAACAATTACATCGATTTCGACGATGAGGATTACTATGATCCTACATCCGAATTTTCCCAGGTCTCTTTACCCACTATCTGGGTAAACGGATGTTTTGATGTGATACACGCGGGGCATATTGATATGATTGAATACGCTAAATCCCTCGGTCAGCGTTTAATCATCGGACTAGACACCGACGAACGTGTTCAATCAAATAAAGGTCCATCTCGTCCAATTAATACCCTAGCATTGAGAATCAAAGTAATGGAATCAATAAGATTCGTTGATCATGTTGTATCTTTTGGGTCGGACGATGAATTAACGGCGCAAATTCGCGCAAGTCATGCGGATACTATCGTGGTAGGCGAAGAGTACAAGGGCCGTGTGATAGGTGCTGATATCGTGAATAACGTCGTATTTTATCCTCGTAAATATGGCTTATCTACTACAAGTATCGTATCGAAATAGTATATACGTATTTATGGATATTAATATGTTTGAGAGAAAGAGTCGAGTTTTTGCAAAAGATTTGGTTACCTGAAGAATTGTTCGTATATTCACGGTGTTATTGAGTTAAGGTACAACGTGGAATGTCGTTCATTCTTATCCTTAGTTTAAAAACAATTAAAAATAAATAATAAAGGTTATGAGCATTAGATTACAAAGTCCATTTTTATGTATTGCCGGAACAATTTTCGGGATATTGGCATTATTTACAACTTCATTATTCCCACTTTTTATGTTTGGGTTATGTTTTTTTGGTATTTATAGGAATTTTATAGCACACAAGAATGGAGAGCTTTAGAAATAATCTTAAAGATATTATTGAAGATAACCACCTAGAATCGCTAATTCCATCGCGGGAATACACGGAAAATGAGCAGATATACATGCGTGGTTATACGCAAGCGCTAGAGGATATGCTTGAAGATTTAGATGCAAGTATCCGTGAATTTGCTAAAGATATAAAAAACTGTTCTTTAAATTAAATTTGGAAAATTAAATAATGTTTTGTATATTAATCTATAAATTATAGTACCATGAATGAAGAAAAAAATGAGTTGATAAACAATTTAATAGATATAGAAGATGAGATTCAGCAACTTTGGGATTTCCACCCAGATAATCCAGATGCAATTAATGTTAAAGCTCGTTTTGAAAGTTGTCAAAGAAATGCTGCAAGCCTACAAGCTCATATTCAAGAACTAGGACTTACAGATTCTGATTTAGATATAGTTTAGAATATTAATTTGCTCTAAGGCCTATTTTATAATACTTTCCTGTATTATTACCTTCTAGAGGGGATAAGACAAATATTTGATTATTATTTACTGGTGAAGTTAATTGGAACACACCATTTTCATAAATGTCTATTACAGCAGTTGCAGATCCAGTTAATCCTGTAACTCTAAATGCAGGACCAAAGGTTAGAGCTGCTTTATACCAATTAAAAGATTGAATAGTTGAATTTGATTGACATGGATTAGAACCTCCCCCATCATATAACCAATCTGTTCCAGGATTAGATCCTGTAGAATTTATATAAGCAGAAATTTCACCTACAGTACTTCCTGTAACTTGTAACGTTAGTGCATAATTTGGATAAGATCTAGGAGACATCCTAATTACCCATTCATCACCAGCAACAAATGATGAAGTATAAGCCATTTGATCACTTGTAATTGATGTTCCCCACCATGTATCTCCAGCATCAAAATCACCAAGAAATGCTCCATTTTTCCATAAATCATATCTCCCTAAAGCTTCAGGTTTTCCTTGATCATCAGCTATAACATTAGTTAAAGGACCAGCATAAATTGCTGCTGCTCCTACAATCCAAGTATAAGAATAAGCAGTTTCACCTGCAGTAATATTATAACTACCAAAATTTAAGGGCCAATTTCTAGGAGTACTTTCTTGAGTTTTTATTAATAATTGACCTATGCCATTAGAATTTGTAACTTCTACAGTTAATGGTCTTGAATTAGCTACATAATTAGTATAAAATGAATTAGAATTTAAATAAGTTAAAGCTCCGGTAACTGTATCAAAATTTTGTTGAGAAGCATTTTCAGCTAATATCATAAAATTTAAATCACTTCCTGAAGTTTGATAACCTGGATTAGCTTGGGAAGTTGCATAAATACCACCTACAGCTCCAGCTGATGTTTGAGTTGGGGTGTTTTGTGCTGGATTTGATTTAACTATAACATATTTATTTTCTTCTTCAGGACCCATCCAAAATTTAGCTCCACCTGGGTTTTGAGAATAATCTTGGGCATTAATAACCCCAATAGCTAAAGTTCCACTTTGGTTAGTATTAGCAATATCTCCACCTGGGTTATAAGCAAAAGGTCTAGTAATTGACATTATATAGTATTTTGTTAATAAATATTAAAAAGTAATTTGGTTATTCCCCCTTTTAAAATTATATTTATTGATGTGAAAACACATACTGAACTTAAGGATTTTGCACAGATAGTCCACCTGTATTATATTGAGGGGGTATTTGATAAAACTGATGTAGAAATATGGTTAGGAGAAATAGGAAGTGAATTAAAAGAATTAACTAAGAAAAAAATAGTATTTAGTTTTTTTGATACTTATTTTCCTACTCGTATGACTATATATCAAAGTGGTAAAATTAGAGTTGAAAATGATTTAGACTCGTTTCCATAATGGATTTAGAAAAATTATTTACAGCTTTTGAATTACCTAAAAGTGATGATCAATTAACCCAAGATTTACAAAAAACTCCTGCATTTAAGTTAGGTATGTTTAAGAAAATTATTTGGAATCAAAAGAATATGGAAAAGAAAATGGACCATTTCTTAAAAATCATGCCAGAAGTAGCAGAAAAGATTAACATGGGTGATGATGCCGGAGAATTTGTTACTCATACTCGGGCATGGACTTATCTTAAGGATTTTAACCCAACTTCAAAACAAGGTAAAGAAGCAGCCAGATTATTTTCAGATGATTATACAATTACAGCATGTGAACTTGCACTTTCATTTTGGGAAGAATTAGAACATTACGAAAAATGTGCACATATAAAAAAAGTTCACGATCTCTTAAAAAATAACTTGGCAAAGTAACTCTCCCAGCGTATATTTGAGGTACAGGAACAGAGAGAAAAAGAGATGAGAGAGATAGGGTACGAGACGTCGCGTGACGTCGCCTATAAATATTTAAACAACCCAAGATAATTATGAGAAATATAGAATTATTTAGACAAAAGCTTAGTCGTATTGACGGGAAGCTTAAAACAATTAAAATGATGGTTACCCGTAAAGGTACTTCTGTTGAAGATATTCATAAAGTTGTTGATGCTATTGAAAATGAATGTAGCGATATCAATACTATGATAGATCGTGAATCCGCAAATGCTTATAATAGATAGTAAAAAATAAAAGTTATGAAATTGACAGCAGAACAAATCCAAGAGAATTGGGATCTTTTTATTTCCAATATCAATACCCACATCACGGGTGAACGCCAACAGAAACTTCTTGATTTCTATAATCAATACCAAGAGCGTGTTATGCTTATGCCTGCTGCTCATAAAAAAGAATACCATAACTCCTTTCCTGGAGGGTATGTTGAGCATGTAAATCGTGTTGTTCGTTGCTCTATTAATCAATCTCGTTTATGGGAAGAAGAAGGAGCTGATATGTCTACTTTCACTATGGAAGAACTTGTATTTTCTGCTATTAACCATGATTTAGGTAAAATGGGAGACGAAGAACACGAATCTTATATCCCTCAGGATGATAAATGGAGACGTGATAAATTAGGTGAAGATTATAAATTTAATACCCAGGTTCCATTTGCTTCAGTTCCAGATCGAGGTTTATTTATGCTTCAATCACATGGTATTCAGTATTCATTTAATGAAATGTTAGCTATTCAAACACATGATGGTTTATATGATGAAGCTAATTCTAAGTACCTTAAAGCTTATATGCCCGAGCAAAAACCACGTACTTCACTCCCTTATATTTTACATCAAGCCGATTTAATGGCTGCAAGAATTGAGTTTGAACGTGAGTGGTTACCAAAACTTAAAAATCCCGTGACACCCACAAAAAAGAATTTTACATTGAGTGACAAGCCTAAAGCTATTGCTAGTAAGCAAAATAAAGCTTTAGGTGCAATCAAAAGTGAAGGTTTAAAAAATTTATTAGATAACTTATGATACTAGCTATTATTATTCTATCAGTTGCTGTTGTAGTCTTAGGATATACAACTTTTAACCTTTTACGTAAAATTGAGAAACAAGAAGATATCTTGTCTAGCTATCTAACATATTTAGATAGAATTTCCCGAGTAATAGAGGTTTCAGATAATAAGCTAAAGACCATAGACGCAAAAGGTACCTTTAGCAGTGACGATGAAGTAGGTTTTTTCTTTCAACAAATCAAAGGGTTACAAGGCATCTTGAATGAGTTTACTCTCAAGAAAATCAAATAACCTACTATGCCAAGAAAAGCAAAAAGCAAAAATTATTTTACTCAAGATACAGAAAATGCAATTGTAAGATACAATAACGAACCTGATTCCAAGGTTCGTTCTGTTATATATGAAAAGGAAATCCATTATGCTTTCTTTAAACTTACAGAAAACATTATTCATACCTTCAAATTTTACTATACAGAAGTAGATGATATAGAACATTTACAACATGAAGTAATTACTTTTTTATTATCAAAAATTCATTTATTTGACCCTTCAAGAGGAGCTAAAGCATACTCTTATTTTGGTACTATTGCTAAGCGATATTTAATTCTCCAAAACCAAAAGAATTATAAGAAGCGTGTAGATAAAGCCCCAGTAGATGTGTTATTTAAAGATGATTCATATTCATATAATTTAGATGATCCAGATCCAGCAAATTTACCTATAAACCAGTTTCTTAGTTTATATGTAGACTATTGTACTAAAAATTTATATGAATTATTTCCTAAAAAACATGATGCTCAAGTAGCAGATGCCATTTTAGAATTATTTCGTAAACGAGAAGACATAGATATTTTTAATAAAAAAGCACTTTACATTTACATACGAGAAATGGTAGATGTAAAGACTCCTAAAATTACTAAAATAGCTAATCAGCTATATGGTATATTCAAAGATAATTATATATTTTTCCTTGACAATGGGTATGTAGAATTTGAATAGTTTATATTTATAATCAAATAAAACGTATAAATATGAGCCAACAATTCGAAAAACTAGTCTTTGGGAAGAAAAAATTCGCCGATTTACTCGAGGAAATTTACACTAACCAAAAACGGCGCGAAGCGCAAGTAACCGCGCTTATTTCCGAGTTAAAACCGATGGTTACCGACATAGGTGATGCGACATTAATTGTACCTTTAATTAAAGAGTACATGGAAATTGGTGTTAAAAATGATGATGCTCTAATTAAAATGGCTACGTTAGTACAACGGGCTTTAAACTCTACAACTGAAGATGGTGGTTTAGGGATTTCTGATGAAGAAAAATCTCAATTACTAGAAGAAATGGAGAAGCTACAAAATAAGTAACTATGGCAAATCCATTTGCTCAATCTTATAATGGTGCCTCTAAACCTTCTGAGGAAATTATCTCAGCAAGAGTAATAAGTATTATTTTAGATGATACTCATCCTTTATTTGATGATTATGGTCAATGGGATTCTATTGGAACTATTTTTTATGATAGCGTAAAATCTCCTACCCCTTATCTCCCAGTAAAAGATCCTCAAAGTGAATCTTTATCATATTACCCAACAGCAAAACCTTTATTCCCACAATATAAAGCATTTCCTCTTATAAATGAAGTAGTTGTTTTAATGCAAGGTCCTTCTTTAAATTCAACTACATCAACAAGTGCAAAAAATTGGTATTATATAAGTACTGTTAATTTATGGAATAGCCAACAAAACAATATCCTTCCAGATCAAATTTACAACCAATATCTTTCAGATAATCAATCTAAAACTCCTCAAGAAGTAGAAGCAGGATCTCCACAAATAGAAAATTCTTCAGGTTTAAATATTAGTATTGGGAATACCTTTGTACCTAAAAAATATATATATCCTTTAAGACCCTATGAAGGAGATGTAATACAAGAAGGTAGATGGGGAAATAGTATTCGTTTAGGAAGTACTGTAACAGGAAGTGATAACCTTTGGTCTAATACTGGTAATAATGGAGACCCAATTACTTTAATAAGAAATGGTCAATATGGTACTATTCAAAACCCAGGAGAATATATTTTAGAAAATATTAATCTTGATGATTCATCTATTTATTTAACATCTAATCAACAAATCCCCCTTACAGTAGCAAGTTCAAATGATTATTTAAGTTACTCATCTAGCCCTCCTACACTACCTAGTGAATACAATGGAAAACAAGTAATATTAAATTCTGGACGTTTAGTTTTAAATTCTGATTTAGACCATATATTATTATCTTCCCAAAAATCAATAAATCTAAATTCTCAATTATCAGTTAATATAGATGCTCGTTCAGAATTTGTAGTCCAAACCCCTTCTGTATATTTAGGTGATACCCAAAATGCTCAACCTTTAGTTTTAGGAAATGATTTAGTAGATTTATTAACTGACTTAGTTAGTGATATAGATTCATTAGCAACTTCTTTAAGTAATCAAATTAATGGTCCTGAGGGAACACCATTAGCACCTACTTCATATACGGCTCAATTAATTAATGCCAAAATCCCAGAATACAAGACAAGAATTTTAAATACATTATCTAACACTTCAAATACTGTATAATGGCTGAAAATGATTTAATTAATATTAATATTGAAGATGAAGATTTAGATACTTCTTTTGATATTGGAGTAATTTTATTTAAGGACCTTACTCTCCCAATAAATACAGCTCAAATTGAAGGGGGCAACAATGAACGTTTAGTAGTTTTACCTATAGATGAAATTAATTTAGGGTTAGGATATAAAGTTGAAATATTTTTAAACGACTTTCTTAGAACAACTCTTGAATATAATGGTAATACAGATATAGAAGATGTTATTAAACTTACATATAGTCGTTTATACCCTGAAGATAATAACCAACCTGGTATTTTTATTAATGTACAAGAGCAGGGTAATGCTGAAGAAAATTTAGTAAAAAGCCCTAAAGAAACTAGAAATAACAGAAATGAAATAGTTGCAAATAATCAATCAACTACAACAGATGATCTTGTACCTCAAATAAATGAGGCTGCTACACAAGATTCAAAACCTAAAGGAATACAAAGATTTGGTAAATTTATAGTAAAATTATGTCTTAGATTAAAAGATTTCTTTTTACCTCAAGCATTAGCTTTACTTACAGAATATGGAATTAACCAATTACAAAATGCTTTAGATAGAGATGAACTAAGCCCAGAAGAATTAAAAGCAAAGTTTTGTCCCACACCTGAAGAAACAGAAGCTTTAATATTACAAAGAAATAATCTAGCAGCAGTATTAAATAACGTAGGAACACAATTAGAACTTATTTTAAAAGGAGTTGAATTTGCTGGACAGTTTGTTAGTGTAACACAAAATTTTTTTACTGCAATAAAAGCAATTCAAACAGCAATAAATGCAACAGCAATACCAATTCCATTTCTCAATAAATTTGTTGGTCCAATATTTAGAGTTCTAGACCCTATAGCAGATGTTGTTTTAATTAAAAAGGATGGAACACCAAGACTTCCACCAATAAAAAATGTTATAACTCAAATATCTCCTCCTCTTGTATTATTACAAGCTCTTGTACTCCAATGTGTTAATATTTTAGACAGGTTAGATGATTTAATTTCATTATGTAACCCAAATGCTACTTTAACAGCTACATCATCTGCTATAGATGGTATTGTTGCAACTCAATTAATAGCTGAAAACACAGAAACAGGAAATACTTATAAAGGATTTGTTTTAGAAATTGAAACAAGGGCCTATACCCCTAAAGTAGACCAAAACAGAGCAGTAGGTAAAAATAATCAAGGAATTGTTTTAATCACTACAGATTATTCATTTGCCTCTGATCCCAATGTCTTAATAAATGAGCTTAAATTTATTATTGACAGAGATGATTTAAAAGCATACTAATTTAATATTTATAATAAAAAAGCATATGAAAGCTTCGGAATTTAAAACAATCATAAAAGAATCAGTACGAGAAGTCATTCAAGAAGAATTAAGAGAAATTCTTTTAGAGGCAGTTCGTGCTCCTAAAACAACAGTAGTTTCAGAAAATACTACACCAATAAATACACAATCAACTCCCCCAACCCAAGCTAAAACGCATGGTGAAAGACAACAAATGTTTGAAAGTATCATGGGAGATATGCAGATGGGTAAAAGAGGTCAAGAAGAACTTTCATTTACTTCTGCAGATGCTCAAGGTGCTTATAACCCAAGAGCAACTCCTGGTGCTGATTTAGCCCCAGGTAATGTAGGGTTAGATCAAATTATGGGTTTAATGAAAGGTAAATAATGGCATATCGTATACCTAATAAATTTCCAATTGATACTAAAGCTGGAAGAGCTGTTGGTGTGAGTATTCCATTCTCAGCACCATGGGTTTTTACTTCTACATTTCAAACGAAAGATGCTATACGAACTAATTTAGTTAATTTCTTTTTAACTAATAGCAATGAAAGAGTATTTCGACCATCCTTTGGTGGAAATTTAAGAACATTTATATTTGAATCTATAACTAGAGGTACAACAGAATCTATTAAAGAAAGCATACAAGATAATGTTACTAGACATTTTCCCCAAGTATTAATTAAAAATATAGAAATACTTTCATCCGAAGATTTAAATACTATAAATGTAATATTATCATACGAAGTAGTTAATTTTGGAATTAACGATGAACTAAATTTAACATTCGAACAATAAGATGGCCGATAACAGAGACATAAAATATCTTAATAAAGATTTTGATACCTTTAGAGCTAGGTTAATAGATTATACTAAAACCTATTTTCCTAATACTTACAATGATTTTACAGAATCATCTCCTGGTATGATGTTTTTAGAAATGTCATCTTATGTAGGTGATGTTTTAGCATTTTATATGGATAATCAAATTCAAGAGAATTTTGTCCAATTTGCTAGAGAAGAAAATAA